TATAATAGTATAAAGGTCTTTCTTCATATATTTTACCATCATTATCATTTACATATTTTTTAGATGCACCATGCCAACAATAAATTATATTTGGAGTATTTAAATCTTGAAAAACTAATGCTGCTGCACCAAGATATGAACTAAGTACTTTAAAATTTTTATTTTTATAAATACATTCTAATAATATTTCACTATCAATTTTTTCTCTACTTTTTGAAACTTTATTTTTCTTTTTATTAGTCGTTATATATTCTGTTGAATTAATATTAAATTTTTTAGCAAGTATTTTATGATTTAATAAGCTCCCATTATGAACACCTATAAATTCAAATCTACCACCTTCTATTTCTCCAAAACCAAATGGATGAGCATTATCTTCATTATGTTCACCAAAAGTACTTTTTCTAGTATGTCCTATAACAGCTGGAATAATTTCTGGAATTTCATATTTTACATTAACAATAAAATCTCTATAAACTTTATTGTTATGAACTCCTAAAGATATAAATCCATCAGTTGCTACACCACATGAATCTGTACCTCTTTCTTCATTATAAGAAGCTACTAAATCAAACTTTGCTTTGTTAAATTTTTTAGGTGTTTTACCTGCCCAAGCTACAATTCCACACATTTCTTTTCTTTTATTTTTTCTTTTATTTTCTTTAATAATGTTTGACCTTCATTTTTATTATTATTGTCAATTGCATTTTTAATTTCATTACCAAATTCAGTTATTAACTCTGGTATTAATCCTGAATTTACTAATTCAATAGCTTTTAATGTATTATCAAATGCCCATTTTATTAATTCATCAGATGTAATCCAAAAATTAGATAAAGTTCTATATTCTACACCATAATCTTTAAATCTAAAACAACCTGCATTACCATACATTTTTCTTCTTTCTGTATCTTTATCAAGTATTAAAGATTCAAGTCCTAACATAATATCCATGGCATAGATAATTGATTCACTTGTTTCTAAAGAAGGATTTTTATATCCTATATGAATATGACCACCACAAGTTCTCATATTAGTGTTTGAATTAGGTGATTCATTTATTGATTTTAAATAAACATTTAAATCAGGGTCACAACCAAATCTTTTTGCTTGAGGTGTATCTAAATATTTTTTATTTAATATTGCAGAAGCAGAATAATCTAATGTACAATCATATATTTTTGCTAATTGTTCTAAATATTCTTTTACAAAATTTATTTCTTTTACAAAAGATTCACTATTAGTACAAGCAGGAATATTAAATTCAATCATAACATTATCTTCTTGAATAGCATGACCTTGTTTAGAAATTTTTAGAGGTAATTCTTTAGTACCTCCTATTAGACCTTCAGCAGAAATAATTTCACCATCTTTTTTCAAAAATAGTTCTGGGTCTGTACCTATTTTAATTTGTTTTATCACTCGCATGGTTGTTTTTCATATTGATTATTATAACTATTTTTTTTTATTAATATTTGGTAAATTAAATTTAATATTTTATCAGAAGTAACTTTTGGACAACTATTCATTTCTGGATGTCCTTGAACACATAATGCTGTACCTTCTTTATAATATACTATTTCTGGTTCTAAAAAATCAGAAGTTAATTCTATTTCAGTATTATTACCATTTAAGTATGTATTACTTAAAAATTTTTTAGACCAACCTATTATTTCATAAGATTCTTTTTGTAATAAAAATGGGTACATCATTTGATGATGTGTAGAAGTAATTTCATATTCAGAAAATGGCAACCTTTCATCATAAATATCATTATTTTTTATATGAATTTTATGATTTCCTAAATGTCCGTTAACATGTTGTATTAATTTACCACCACACATAACAGTTAAAAATTGTGAACCTCTACATATACCTAATTTTGGAAGATAATTATATGTATTAAACATTATATTTTCTTCTTCATCTCTTGCTATATTAGTAGATGTCTGGTTACCTTTATTTTCACCATAAAAATTAGGACTAACATCTGCCCCACCTGTAAATAATAATAAATCTATATTTTTAGGAAATTTACCATCTTTATCTTTACCAAAAACTATAAATTCTGCATTAAATCTTCTAGAAAGAAATTCTTCATATTCAGAACTAAATCCTCTATCAACAAGTACTCTCAATGTTTTTTTCTGTTGTATCATTTTGTTTAATTATTTTATAATATTTATTTAACAATAATTGAGGTAATATATAAAGATATTTCTCCTCTGTTACTTTACCAAAAGAAGGTGCTGAGTTTATTTCAATAATAATAAAATCTGCATTGTTTCTTTTTTCCCCTTTTTTATTAGTAGAACTCTGAACTTTAACATCAACAGCTCCAAAATCTAAACCAGTAGATTTTAATGCTTTTATTGAATTATATAATATATTATCCCAAGAATCAGGTTTATCAAAAGCTTCATTTTGTTCCATAATCCAAACACAATGTTCATCATTTCTATACCACTTATCTTTATCTGGTGTATCAGATTTTAACATTTTTCTACAAGTATAAAAACAACCATCTTCTGTAATATGAAGTCTATATTCTTTTACATAATTATAAAATTTTTCAAAAATATATTCATCTAGTCTATCTAATCTTTTATTTAACCATGTTTTAAGCTCTTCTAATGAATCTAATTTATAATTACCTCTTCCTTTACTACCTAATCTGTGTTTAGCTATTAGAGGGAAAGGTAATGGATTTTCATTATCATCAGATGAACCAATATTAATATCTCCATTTTTATAATAAATATACCTATCTGAAGATTCTATAGTAAACCAATCAGCTGTTTTAACTTTATCTTTAGTAAAACATTGTTTCATTAATAGTTTATCAGCTGAATTATTAATAGCTTCAACTGTATTTAATTCAATTCTATTACCATTTTCACTTAAAGTATCTTCTAATTTAGTAAAAGAACCTAATCTTATTACTGATTTAAAAGGAAACAAGGGAAATGATAATTTTTTTCTTAGAACATCGTGTGAAGGATGTCTACTTAAAATTTTAGGTCTAAAGTGACTAAGCATAGTTTTCAATATTTTTTGTTTTAAGATATTCTATCCAATTACCAGATTTTATAATTGGATTTGCTGTTTTAAATTCAGGTTTAAAAAAATAAATTAATGTTCTTCCCCAAGGAGTAATTATAATTTGTCTATCGAAGTAATTACGTTCATTATTATAACCTTTATATCCTTCTAATTCATCTAATCTTTTTAATGTATTCATATCTACTTCAAAAACTTCAAGATATATTGAAGTATTTCCATATTTTTTTATCCCAGGAAATACTCCTATTGAACGCATTTCATATTCAGGATTACTTTCAAAAGAACCTAAATATTTTAAACCACTTATAAGTCCATGATTTCTACCTTCTTTTCTTAATGTACCATATACCGCTACTCTCATATTTTTTTTGTTTTTATTTCATTTTAAAAAGGCATTTGTATATTACATTGCCATATTAATGTTATTTTTTCTTTTAATGTTTTTTTCTTAGCAATTTCATCTGTTGTTAAAATACCAATTTCAAAATTATCAACATTTTTTACTAAATCACTAAAATCTTTTGATTCAAATTCACTGGGTATCATTAAATTAATCATATCAAATTCTTTATATAATTCTTTAGCAAATATTTGTCCCCAATTTTTTTCTTTATCAAAATCATTATCATATAATAAATAAATTGTTTTAAATCTATTTTTTAATTCTTGTATAATATGTGGTTTAGGTTTTGTACCTTCTGATTGTAATGATACAGCTGGTATTCCTAAAATAGAATCAATTGACATTACATCTTTTAAAGATTTAGTTATAATTAATTCATCTCCTTTTTCAGGAAGTTGTTTCCATCCTTGCCACACAGAAGAATCATGATTATTTAACCATTTAAATTCTTTATTAAAAGGTTGATATATTTTATATGTTTTATTACCATCTTTAAATTCAGTAAAACAATAAGTATATTTATCTGCTAAAATAGGTTTATCATTTATAAAAATATATTCTATAGGTTCAACTTTATATTTGTTTAATATATCTAAATTAATACCATATTGTTGCCAATATACTAAATCATAAAGTTTCCAATCTCTCTTTTTTTTTCCTAATTTAATATTATGATTTTTTTTAATAATACTTTCTCTAAAAGAATAATCTATTTTAGTTATAGGTTTATTATGATTAGATTGTAAATTTTTATAATAAAATTTATCAGTTAATTTAAAATCTATTACAATTTTACTTAAAGCTTCAAAGTAATTTAAATCAAACATGATTTGTACAAATTTTATACAATCTCCTTTACCTAATTTAAAATCATTAAAACATATTTCTCCTGATTCACCCATAAAATAACCAAATGAAGGTGTTAATTCTGTTCTTAAAGGTGACAACATAGGTTTTTTTATAACAACATTTTGTTTACTATAATGAAGATATATTTCTATATCTAGCACATGTTTTAATAATAATTCTTTTGTAACTAGTTTTTTGTTTAAATTTATTGTCATCTTTTTTTTTAATTTAAAGATATAAGGGGGTTTTTATACCCCCTTTATCAGTTATTTTATAATTTAAAATTTAAAGCATCCATGTTTTTAAAATTCATAGAATCATCTTTATTATCATTTGAATCTTCCACTACTCTTTCAAGTAAATCACCTGCTTTAGTAAAAAGTGTAGTTACTTCGTTTTCAGCTGGTTCAATAAAACTAAAATATCTAAAAGATAGATATTTACTAGGTCTATTAGCTGTACCATAAGTAGTAAAAATATTGAATTTTCTACCATTACAGTTTTTTATAATTAAATCAAAAAGTACATCATACGCTTCTTTTGACGAACTTACTGCTGGAAAAGGATAGCTTTTTCCTAGCACTGCTCTAGCTATATGAACAATTCTTGAAACTTGTTGTTTTTCATATTGATTGTTTTGTTCTTCAGTTTTAGAAGAATTAGGGGTTACATAATAAAACCCAACATTAATTGTACCTAATGCATCTTTTGCAATAAGTTTATAATCTGGAGTATTTCCTTCACCTTGTTTTTTCTCTATTGAGATACTTACATTTTTCACTAATCCCGCTTTACCATTATTAAAAATAGTACTTTCTTGAAAATCATTTCCGTTTAAATCAAACATATATATTTATTTATTTTATTATTCATTTATTCATTTATAAAAATTTGAGACCAATCTATTGAAATTTTATTATTTTCATCAGATTTAGCAACAATTATTTTTTTACCTTTTAAGTGTTCACTTCTTGAACCACATAATAATTTTTCAGAAGGTTTAAAATTTATAATTGTTTCATTTTCATCTCTGTATAGATAACCTATAGCATCTACTTTTGAACATAAGATTGCAGGCATTTTACCAGCTAAATCTAATCCTCTTTCATTCATTTCTTCACCATCTTTTTCAATGAGTTTATCTTTTATGTGACCTAAAATAATTAAAGTATCACATAATTCTTCTAATTCATTTAAAATAATTTGTAAAGCTTTTCTAGTAAATCTATATCCTGCACCTTGTGGTAATTCTGTAACATCATTTCCTGTCCAATTTCTACCTTGTGGAGTATCTCTATACATTTTATTTGCTAAAGGTAAAACAATCTCTTCTAATGCAGTTACAGTATCAATAGCTATATATTTATATGTATAACCTTTTCTAGATTCATTTGATTTACTAATAGCTTCCATTAATTGTTTTAATATAACTAATGGTAATTTATTTTCTTTTTTTGCCTCTCCAATAACATCATATTTTAATGCATTCACAAATTGTGAACCATCTTCTAAATCTATGATTAAACAGTTTTCTAATTCTGCTACAACAGTAGTTTTTCCCATTTTAGGCTGGCTAAAGATAACCATAGTTTTAGGGTTTATACGTGCTGATTTTGTAATATTATTTGGTAATTCTATCATTTCATTTTCATCCGACCATATACCTCCACATTATTTATTGTTTAATTATCTATTATTTCTTCAAAAGAAAATCTAATTGGAAAACCAAATTCTATTTTAGCAGTACTTTTATATTTAATTTTAGTTTTATCATATCCATAAGGATATAATCCTGCTATATTTGTTTTTTTAATATTAGGACAATATCTCATATATAATGAAGGTTTTTTTTCTTTTTCTAATTCAGTTTCTTTATTTATAAATTCTTTAGATATTTCACTAATAGTTTTTTCAGGAAAATAATATTTACATATTAAGAAAAAATCATTAAAACTTCTATATTTATTATTATCACAATGATGACCATTTCTTGTATATACAGTTTTTTTACAGTCACAAAAAAATAATTGTCTTATATCATCTATACTTTTTATTTTATAATCTTTATTAAATTTTATTTTTCTAGCTTTATTATAATATAATTCTAATTGTTCTAAATTATTTACATCGCTTTTTCTCATTTTTTTAAATTTTCATCAATATATCTATTATCCATATCTTTTCTAAATAAAAACATATATGATAAAAACATTGCATTACATAGTATATGTCCTATATGAACAATTTTACTTTCTTTATCAATATCTTCACCTTCTAAAAAAGAATTTATATGTCTTTGTAAACTTTCACAAGTTTCTGTATAACTTACACCTTTTTTCCAATTATTAGGTGCATATTTTTTAGCTCCAAACATTAATACTTGAACCATTGGTTCTAATGCTTTCCATGAAACTAAACTCCATTTTAATTTTCCTTCATTAAATCTTTCTCCTTTTTCCATTTTATTAATTTAATAAATAAACTCTTTGTCCAAATTTTAGTGGATATATCCTACCGAGTTATAGACTCGCTTGTTTAAAACATTCTTCATTTGATATTAATTTACAATAAACATAACTGCTAATACAGTTTATAGTATGTAATACTTAACCTATTGTTTATCTTCAATCAAAGAGTTTATTATTATTTTTATATTCTTACTACATATTTAATATAGTCATAAACTTTTTTAAGCCCTTGTATATCTTCTGGCTTTGGTAGTTCTTTAAAATAATTAACTGCACCATCAAAATATAATGGACATATTTCACCACCGCCACCTTCTCTACCACCAATAATCTCTAAAAATCTAATATTATCTTTAAAAAAAGTAATATCATATCCCATATATTCTCTAATTTCATATTTAAAAGGACTAAATAATCCAATTATAACATCAGCATCACGATATGTAAGTTTACAATCACCTAATCCATCAGAACTAGGTTTAAGTTTGTTAGCTTTAAAATTATCAAGAGATTCTTGAGCTGCAGCCTGTTGTTGTATAACAACAGGTATATATTTATATTTATTTCTAAGTCTTAATAAATAATCTGATGATAATTTAACTATTGATTGATGTAAATTAAGTTTTTCTCCATTTTCTGAATCTGGTGATATAAGACCTATATGGTCTATAAACATCATTACATATTCATCAGGGTCATTTGGTTCATAATAATCATCAACTTCAATAGTTTTATTATCATTAGTTTTAATAATTCTTTTATGTTGTACTCCATTAACTGAAGCATAATCTCTCATAAATTTATAAATACCAAAAGGATTTCTTATGTCATCTATAAATTCTACAATTTCTTCTATTTTATTAAAATAGACTTCATATTTTGATATTAATTTTAAATTTTCTTCACTTAATTCTTGTTTAGTACTTCTAAGGTCTTTAGGAGCTATTCTAATACCTTCTTTTGCATAAAGTATATTAGAAAATGCTGATAACATTTTTTGCTCTTTAGACATCTCTAAAGTAAAATAGAATATTTTTAAACGAATATTTAAATTATTATCAATAACTTGTTGAATAGTATTATACAAAAATAGCCAATCAGCTATTTGAGTTTTCAAGTTTGTTACTCCCAAGATATTCTTAACAGTTACCAGCTTTAACTTATATATCAATAGGTTATACCTATTTATTTATATTTCGGGTCTTGTTTTCACGCAAGGTTACTGTTGTTGTTAAGAGGCTAACCCTTGCCTATTTTACTTGGGGATGTAGTCATTTCTGCTACATTCTATATGTCACCATATAGTTCGGACTATCTCATCAACCTATTTAAAAATACAATCTTTTATATTTATCCAAGCAAAACTTTTACAGCTTACTTGGTTATTATATAATTGTAATTCAGATATTTTATACCATTTATCTACATTTATAAAACTATAATTAATCCAAGGACCTTTTATAATTTTAAAATGTGTAGGTAATTTTTTAGGTTGTTCCTTGTTAGTCTCTACACCGTTTTGTAATTTTTCTTTTAAAAATTTAAAAACATTTTCAACTGTGGTTCCACTATCATATGTCCACAAATCTTCTCTGTTATAAAATTCTTTTTTTAAATTATCAAGTGACGGCACGGGATTATCTTTATTTTTTTCCATAAAAAAAGTCATTTACTCCAATATTTATAAAATTAGTATTTTTAAAATCTTCATAATTTTTAATTACTGTTAACCATGGTTTAGGTGTATGACCTTCTGACCAATATTGTACATTTTCTGGATTTTCAATTAAATTTTTATAAAAATAACAAAATCTTTCTAATTTTTCAGTATATTCACAAGTGCCATTTTTTAAATTATTTAAAAATTTAACATTAAGAACATTTTTTATATTCATTTTGTTATTAAATTCTCGCATTTCTTCAAATAACATTCTTAACAGTGTTAATACTAATAAATTTTTCTTTCTTTCAGGAAAAGCTTTAAATGTAATTATATTTTTTTTTAATATTACATTTTCTAATTTTAACATATCAATTAT